ACCTCCAAACTTCAAAAAAATAAGAAATAAAATTAGAAAGGGATGGAAAAAAATATTTGGAAGATCTAAGAAGAAAAATTTCAGATCACTTGCATGTCCTAAATGGTAATAATTACACAGGTAAATAATTTAAAAAGGAGATACTTAAGTATCTCCTTTTCTATTTAGATTTTATAGTATTTATAGAAAAATTAGGATTTGAACAAACGCAAGAATAAAAGTCTACAGGATCGTTTTTATATTTTAAGCTATATAAAAGATATTTAAACGATTTATTATTATTGTATATTTCGTTAAATTCTTCCTTATCGTACTTGTCCTGTATAATACTGTTATCAGTAAAATTAGAAATGGTTTTACCTTCATATAATGATACCAACAATTTATAAGGAGATTCTAAATAATTATTGGAAAAATATGCTGATGCACCACATTTAAAAAAAGTATTAATATAGTGTTCAGTTCTTTTCTTAGCTTCCTCCTTAGTGATCTCACTTTTATCACTTGCAGATGATCCTGATGCGAAACAAACTCCACTTAGTATAACAATAGAATTTTTCTTAAGTTTCATTTCTTTGATTCTATTAGTGTCTATATTGTCATACCAAAATTCTTTATCTAATTTGGTAGTATTATCTTTATAAATAAGTGGTTTCTCTCTAGTTAAACATAGAGGATTATATCTTCCTCCATGTCCTATATAAATAAAAAAACTACAATTAGGTGCAACTTTTACAATATTTTTCCATATTGCGCTATCACCATAAAACTTATGTACTATTACACCCTTAGATTTAAAAAATTCAGATTGTTTTTCTGCTAATGCCACAGAATTTAAATACCAAGAACCTTCTTTTAAATCGTCTTTTATGTCATTTTTAATATGAGCAATGATAATAATAGCTTCTAAAGCCTGTGAAAAGCTAGATAAGGATAAAATTAAAGAGATTAAAATTGCTAGAGATTTCATACCTGTTTTGTTTTAAAGTTACATTACAAATATAAGCATCCTCTTTCAATAAAAAAAATATTTTCAGAGAAATTTCTATTTTTTTCTAATTATCGACGTAATATGATGTTCGCCTAAATTAATAATCTCTATGTCCTCAATTTTTTCTTTTAATACATTAAAATCATCTTCAGTAATGTAGTAATCATTGTCTTTACTAAAATCACCATTTTTTAAATCGTATAATAATTTTAAAGTATTATTTGTTGGTGTACTTCCATGTGTATATGAATACGAAGGACCAGATGTGTGCAGATCTTCCAAAATAAATAACCCGCCACTTTTTAAATGATCAGGTAGTAGTACTTTTAATGTAAGTTGTTGTTGTAACATTGTATGTCCACCATCATCTAATATAATGTCCAAATTTTTTGGTAAAGCTCTTAAAGAAGCCTCGTCTTCCTGATTTGCTATATGGGTCTTTATTCTTTCATTATTTAATGCTGAATAATCCCATAAATCAACGCCATGAATAACAGAGTTCGGAAAATATTCATACCACATCTTTAAAGATGCACCTTGTAATATTCCGACTTCTAAAAATTCGAGATTCGTATATCTTAAATCATTTAATACTTTATCGTATTCGTAAGTAAAAGCATGTATGCTAGCTTTATCTGATCCGTGCTTTAATCCTAAGTCGTGTAAATCCATCATCTTATTTTATTTTATTTTTAATCGTTTATTAATACGCCTGTTGGTGCCAAATATCCGCTTAGGCCAATTTCATCAACACTATCGTGAGGTACAACGTCATATTCATAAAATGAATGCTCAATGTCAATACCAATCCCGTTAATGCTAATCATATCAAGTTTTTCTTTATAATGTCCAATCATATGAAAAGGGAATTGATAGAAACGTGTTACACAAACACCTCTACCGCTCCAATTATCATTCGGTTCAATTTTTTTAATAATAATTTCGCCATCGCTAAACTTAAATGAGTCAGTTAATTCATATCTTCCAGAGATCTTTGAAAAATTTCTTATAGTAATCCTATTATTTAGTTCCTGAAATGACTGAGATTCAAGATACTCCCGGATTAGTGTTACTTCTCCTAAGCTCTTTGCCTGTGTGATTTCATTAGCTCTTAGAATAATTTCGTCAGCATTGAATAATGACATCTCTTTTTCTTGTTCTTCAGTTACCTTGCTTCCCTCAATAATAACAATATAACTATCCGGAATTTTATTTCGCACTGTTATTATAGTATTCTTTAGCTGTTCTAAACGAACCTTTGGAGAAAAGCAAGACAGATCTGGATTATTAAAATTTGTCACTGCCACTACTAAAACTAAATTTCTCATATTATAACGTTTATTTTTATATAAAAGAATCCGATTAAAGTTTCTAAAATAGGTATATAATAGAAAAAAATCTTATGAAAATTACTAAGGTATCAGAGAAAGGAATATCTCTAATTAAAGCACACGAAGGTCTGAGATTAAAACCTTACCTATGTCCAGCTAATGTAGCAACTATAGGATACGGTAACACATTCTACGAGGACGGAAAAAAGGTAAATTTAAAAGACTCAATGATTACTGAATCTAGAGCAGTTGAATTATTAAAATTTACTTTAAACAAATTCGAACAGTATGTTGATTCTTATTGTGTAGATACAATTACACAGAATCAATTTGACGCCCTAGTTTCTTTCTGTTTTAATTTAGGTCCTGCTAACTTAAAAAATAGCACACTATTAAAGAAAGTTAACAAAGATCCTAATGATCCAACAATTAGACAAGAGTTTATGAAATGGACTAAGGCAGGAGGTAGAACGTTAAAAGGTCTAGTGAAAAGAAGGGAATCTGAAGCGGATCTTTACTTTTCTAAATAACCTTCTATAGTATCAATATCTAAAGAATATTTATTAAGAGTGTCTTTAATTAGTCTCTCCATAATATAAATTCCGTCATCGGGATCACTATCAGCTTCAAGTGATTCCGATTCTTTTTTTGCTTTCTTCGGAACATTTTTTACAATTTCTTGGATAGCCAGACAAAGTTCTTTTGATCTAAGCATTCTACCTAATTTCTTCTCTTCGTCTTCCCTGTCTACGTTAAATTCTAAAGTTATTTTCATAACGTGTAATTATTTAATTAGATCTTTTAATATCTCATACTTTCTTCTTCTGTGTCTACTTATGGTATCTGCCCATTCTTTTCCACCTTTATAATATGCTTTACTTCCTCCTCTAGCTTCCCTATTTTCAAGATCCTTTTTCTTTTTTTCTGGATCCTGTATAAAAGTGATTAGTCTTCTAGATACATTAAACATCTTAGCCAGGTTTCTCTGGCTCATTCCCTCTTTTGTCCAATAAAGAACCATTTCTCTTTGACAAGGAAGTAGTTTAACTCTTTTATCTAAGAATGGACTACCTAAAGGAATTTTTTCTGTTTTATAAGGCATATCACTTATTGCAATATTTAGACATAGAATTATAAAATACAAGAGACATTGATTCGAAATCATCTAATGTGAGATCCTTGCTAACTGATAGATCTATTCTACCATCAGAGTCACTAAGCATACAAATAAATTGAATACCAATTCTTTCATTTGCCATCTGGTCAATATGATTAAATTTTCTAAAGTCATAGAAAAAAAGACCAACTTGATAGATCTTATTATCTTCACTATCGTAGAAAGATTTCCAATAAGCAAAATCCTCGTTTTTCAGATTTTGCTTGTATTTTCTGTATCCTCTAATACCAAGAGAGTCCTCAGTTTCTCTTAACCATTCGTCCCAAGAATTGACAGGTGTTATCGATTCTACTAGGTTTGGTTTTTTGTGTTTGATCTTTTCCATGATTCTTTTTATTTCTCCTTATTCCAATCACCATCAGCATCTAAATGTGAAGGCGGCCATCCATGTTTTCTAACCATTATCATTCTCATAAATCTGTTCCAAACTTTAAAAACAAATCTAAGTATGCTATTAAGTATTCCTATTACGAGGATAAAAACACCAAGCCAACTCCAAAAGCCCTGAAAAGCTATGTCTAAAATATATTGTACCATAATATAAATATAATTAAAATTATTCTTCTTCTTGAGAATTTTCTAGAGTTTCTTTTCTCTGTTCTTCAAAATATTTTCTCCAGTCCTCCTTCCATTTATGGTGTATGGAGATACCATCACTAAGATTGAATTGTCCACCTTTTTTATTCAGCTCTTTAAGAACACGATCTATTAAATCCGCTTGGCAGTAATTAACTCCCATCTCAGCTAAATTAAGAGACATTCTAATGAATTCAATCTCTTCTTTTCTGTCTTTAACTCTTACGTCCATATACTAATTTTTTGATTTTCCTAATTCTATTAATAACTCGTCTACTGCGTTTACCGAATACTCAACAGCGGTTCTAGTATCATGTCCATATGAAAGAAACCCAGCCATAAGCTGAGTTGCTATCCATTCTCTTTTAGAGAGTCCGTAATGAAAAAAACCAAACTCGTCTTTATTTGGGAATGCTAATTGATTACCATATTCTAATGCTCGTTCTTCGTTCATTTCTTTTGCTTTTTCTGGTGTCATAATATTTTTTAATAATCTTTGTGGTCTCCCCAAAACCAATGGTATGTTATACAATCACGGGGTACTTCAACTTCCTCAGATTCATCACATACTTCTGTTTCAATAGTATTCCATCTTTTACCATAATATCTTTCACTAGTTTCTATATGAGATTTTATACAAACATGATCAATATATGAACAGCCTTCTTTTCTCGTAGCAGTTTCATTTACATACATGACGTAGATTACTACACACACAGCAAAAAATGTAATACATGCTAAGATAAGATTTTCTTTAATATGGAGTTTCATGTACGTAGTAATTAAAGTAGTAATTCACTTTACCCATTGGAAAATTATCTTCAACTTCTGCAAAGATGTAAAATCTTAATTTATGAATATCATCAGATAAAACTGTTTTCAGAACTTTTCTAAATATGTTATAAGATTCAAAAGCTCCATTCAAATAAGATTCACCATATTGTGTAGCCTTAATCTGATACATAATAGGTAAAGAATAACGATCGCTCTTAACAGATGCATTAATTCCTAAATGTGCAAATGTATCAAGCAGCCACTTCTCCATAGAAATCTCACGTTTCACCATTGCATTTTCATATGCTTCTGTATAATTGTCTTCAGTGATTTTACCATTCTTTCCCCTGGTGTCTAAAAAGAATAACAAAGAATTATTCATAGCTGGAACATTTCTTGTCATTCCTACAGGTATTTTTTTCATTTCCATAAGTTAAAAGGCTTTTCTTCTTTTCCGTATGATCTAATTCTAAGTAAATTCTCTAATTCCATATTTTGTACTAAGTACTCAACAGCCATTTTTAAATCTGAAGTTGGAATTACTACTACATCTAATACGTAAGATTTAGACGTTACTGAATCTACCTTTTCAATTTTGTTATAAACATCATTAACAACTCCATCAGATAGTTTTCTAACTATTTCATTCTTTACAATCTTTTCGATAGTATTTGGATCTAAACTATGAAACTCTTCATTAGATAAAGAGTGTTTGATTCTTTTTCTAGATTTTTCTAACAATAAAGAGCATTTTGTATCTGTCAATAGACGATGTAGTTTTTCAAATTCTGGACTCATTTCTTATAATTTACAATAGTTACTTTACAGTCTTTCAGTTCAGTCTGAATTATACCCTTAATTCTTTCCCAGTTACCACCTGCAAGACCTGCACCAATTTTTGGAAGTCCTATATGTTTATTCTTGAAAACTAGATTCATTTTTTTCATGCATAATGTGAGTGCTTCATAGCTTAATGGTCTATATTCTCCATCTGAATGATTTCTTCCGTAGTTATATTGTGTGTATGCGTTAACAACAGTTATCTCATGTTCGTTACGATTATTCTTTGCATCTTCTAAAGACCATATAGCATTTTCGCCTAATACGAATGTTTGATAATCAATGTTCCCTAATTTGTTCACATCTGATCCTATTAGTTCCATTTCAAAACGATCACATCCAAAAGCTTTTGCCATTTGTGGGGCAATACCTGCACCCATTGCTGAATGACAATTACATCCATGTGCAATAACATCAAATCTCCCTTCTTTAGCAAGTTTAATTAAATCGCCATCAGTCTCTTGATAATTTCCCATCTTTTATGGATTTTTTTATTTGTTCTATTATTATTACAGATAGTTCTTTTTTATACCTCTTCTTCTTTTTTCTTGGTGAGTTTTTTATAAGATCAGAGTAATTCTTACCAGTCTCATAATCACCAATTATAACAGCAGTCTCTAAATTAATCCTGACTTTCATCTTCTTTCTCTTTATATTTAACACACAGGTAGCCTTTACAAATATACAAAGGATTGCTTTCTGGAGAATTAATCCTATAAACCATTTCCCACGTCGAAGGAAATATAACCATCTTACCAGTTTCTGGTTTTATTTTAGTACCGTCCATGAATTCAATTTCACCGCCATCTTTAACATCTTCAAGGAATAAAATTATTGTTAATATACTAGCTCCTATTCTATTAACAAAAAAATCATTATGCCAGCTATAAAGGCCTTGAATTTCTTCAGCGTTAGGTATATCATATTTTTCTATGATGTACCCGCTATCTTTTATTTCATAGGATCTATCAAAAGGAATAAAGTAATTCATTTTTGATAGCCTCTCACTATATCCCTTGATTGATTCATTAAAATGATCAAATAATATTGAATCTAATGATTTCCATGATTCTAGATTGGATATATTCAGGGCAGTTGACCTTTTAATCATTCGGTCTCCTTGTTCATTAACAATAATGTCAGGAATTTTATCTGGATCTATTTCGAACTTACTAATTAATTCTTTACAAACTCCAGGCGTTAAAGAATTTCTTTTCTCCCAAATTAATTTTGTATTGCTCATACTATTTCTCCCTTCTTAATCTCTTCTTTCCTATTTAAAAGCTCGATCTTTTTCATTATCATTTCTCTGATCTCTTTTTTGGTGTGTCTTTCATCCTCTATATTTACATAAAGATTAAAAGAGAAGTTTGGAATTTTTTTCTCAATCTCATCACCGAAAAACCAATATTTTTTCTTCTTTATAGTGCATGTTCCTTCAAAGAATTCCGTAATGTGATAATCAGAGTATTCAGAATAAAAATACGATACTTTATATTGGAAAGTTCTTCCGTCTATAGTTAATTCTTTCATAAGATACTATTGATTAATAGGATCGTTTTTTAATTTAATGTATATCCACCCAGTACAGATATACTTATTATTACTAATAGGAGGATTGGCTCTGTGTACCATTTCCCACGTTGATGGGAAAATAACGATCTTTCCCTCCTCAGGTTTTATTTTAGTACCGTCGATAAATTCTGTTTCACCCCCTTCAATAACATCATTTAAGTACCACATGAAAGTGAGTATTCTAGTCCCAGATTTATCAACACAAAAGTCATCATGCCAATTGTAAAAGCCACTAATATCACTACTTTTAGAAGCGTCATACATTTGTATTTGATATCCAGTATCCTGTGTATCATAAATAGGATAAAAAGGAAATTTTATTCTTTCATCCAATCCTATAACATATTTTTTGTATTCTTCAATTTCTCTGGTCAATGATTCAAATATCTTAGAATCAAAACTTTTCCAACTATCGGATCCAGATATCCCTAAATCAGTACTTTTTTTTGTTTCCAAATTTAAACCAGAAGCAGTTACTCCTGGCCCTTTGTCAGGATCATCTATAAATTTACTAATCATTCCTTGACAGGTTTCTTTATCCAGTGAATTTTTTTTCACCCATATTAAATTACTATTGAACATATTATTTTTTATATAATTATACTAAACTAAATAAAATTATTCCATATAATAATTAAGTTATAATGAAATATTTTAATACTCTTTTATCTTTTCTCTATAGTAAGATAAATAACACACTAGAGCTAATAAAAACCACCAGTAAATTAATCACAAACACTACATGTAAGTCTACTTTTGTAATAATCTACATTCTTCTGATAGCTATCATTTTTATTACAGAGCTAAAGTATAGAAAAATCTAAAAATAAAAAAATATTTATCTGGTTATTTGTTTACGAAAGTAACAAATTTTTCAGTCAGATTAGCAGATTTATGAATTGCCTCTTCATAGCCAGATCTGGATCTATATTTTTCAAGACCACTGTAATCTCCAGGATGTCCTAAACCACCTCTTCTATCTATACCATATTGTGCACCGCCTGGAGCAGGAACAAGAGGAACGCTAACACTTAGATTACTACCAGACATATCCATTCTTATCTTCTTAATCTCCGGCTTCAATTTATTATCTCTTAAATAAGGATTTAATTCAGTGGTTAGTACATTAAGCAATTGGTGTATCGTATCTCCTTTACCCCCTGTACCATGTTTTAATAAAAATCCAAATGCTGGACCTTTATATGTTATTATGAAAAGATTTTTTTGTCTATCAACTTTAATCTCAGGAACTCTTTTACCACCTATAGTATTATTACCGTTCCAGAAAGCTTCTTTACCGAAATGAGTCCAACAGTCGTGATTAGGACAAGAATACTCATCATTTCTTGATGATTTAACTTCTACGTTACTAGTAGATGCACTCGTATTCGTACCAGAAATAATATCAGCAGTTTCTTCACTACCTTTATCTCCCCTCAATTTTCTTGATATGTAAGCAACCGCTCCGTAAGGATTTATGCTCTCCGCAATTTTTTTATCAGATCTAAATGATTCAAAAGAGTCTAAGTGATTCATGAATTTTTTATTTTATATATCCTAAATTTTTCTCGATCATCTCAATAACCCTAGAAACACAAGAGATTTCAGCTTCCTCGTATGTTGTGTATTTTTCATCATCATTCCATAAAGATGAATATTCAACCGTACTAGGTAACACTACATCAAAATTATAATGAATGTGATTACCACAAGGAACTATATAGTGATGATATTTATGAGCTTTTCTAACCCATCTAAAGAAGTCGGGAATTAATATAGAATCAGAATTCAGAAAACAAGGACCATCATATCCGAGGCCCTTTAATTTTTTATTTAAATCCGGAGGTAAAAAGTTTGGGTTATTTTCCATCTATAAGATCAATAATAATCGTTCATCAAATCCGTTTTCACAACAATTAACAATTTCTTGAAGCTCCGATTGCGTATAACTATTTTCCGATCGTTCTTTAGATTTTAAACAAGTTAAATCACCAGAGTATCTCTTGGCAATTACCATGTTTGCATTCATTAGTGGTTTATAATTGCCTTCTCGTATTGATAACACATACACTCCATCAGATATTGTTTTATTGTAGGTATCTTCAGGTTCGAGTATAAGTATTCCGTCGTAGTTTTTCATAACATCAATAATAATCGGGGATCAAATTCGGTTTCATAAACGAAGTCAAAATAGTAAAGTCCTCCTGTAGGTTCAGGAATCTTCATCGGTTGAACTGGAACGATATCATCTACCAATGTAATTGATTTTCCAGAGTACCTTTCGACCATACCTTTCTTAGGTGTAAAAGGTTCTTCTAAAGAAGGAATTAATTCAAAGTCGTTTATTTCTGGGATGTATCTTGGTCGACCATTAAAAACAAATTGTCTCCATAC